ACTTCTTCTTACCCATCTTCTTAGGCATAGACTTCTTCTTAGAACCGTATTCCATCATACGTTCCTTCTTGCCTTCCATCTTTTCGTGCTTCTTCATAGACTTCTTAGATGAGTACTTTTCCATTTTTGCTGACATTAGTTAATTCCTCCGTTAGGCCATACGCCCCACTTGTTTGCAATCTTTTCTTTGATTTGATTGATGTTCTTTGGTCCTACTTTGCCAGCCTTGTATAGTTTGGCATATTCTGCTTCTGCTTGCTGTTCTGGAGATTTGACTACAACCTTCTCAGCCTTAGCATTCTTAGCAGCCTTCATTGCTGCTTCTATTCTAAGATTCTTAGGTTTTGTTTTACTAGGTTGCTGTGGCATTGCTTTAGCTTTTTCTCCAAAACCCATTTGCTTTAAAAGATTTGCTTCCATTTTATCCAATGTTGCTTTTTGTCTTTTGGTATCTTCCCATTTAGTAGCCATTGCTTCTCCTTAAATCTTTCGTGCGCGTTCTGCGTTATATTCTTTTTTGGCTGCAGTATCTTTGCGCAATTTAGATGCTGATGCTTTTCTAGCAGCGGTTTTTTTAGCGCTGGCCTTCATAGTTGTTGGTCCCATAGAACCTTTTGTACCAACACGGAATGTTCCACCAGCATTTGCTGCACGTTGTGCAAGCGCCTTACGTACTGTTTCCTCAGTTGCCTTGGTAGCAAACTCAGCTTTGGTTCCAACCTTTTTGCCAGCAGTTTTTGCTGCAGCCTTAGCCGCCGCAGAAGTTGTCTTTCCAAATGAACCCTTAGCACCAACTCGGAATGAATCTCCAAGAACGCGTGTCTCTGAACCAACTAGAGCTTTACCTATACCAGACTTAGCAAGTCCTGGTGCTAAACGAGAAGCAAGTCCAGTTGCACGACCGCGTGTTGCAAGTAATGCACCAGCAGCAAGTGTACCAGCGGCGACTTTCTGTCCTGTAGATACTAGAGAACTCTTCTTAGGAGTTGATTTAGTAGCACCCTTTGTGTATTGACCTGCTGGCTTCTTAGGACCAGTGTAAACTTTTCCTGCTGATTTTCTAGGACCAGTGTAAACTGATGAACCCATTAGTTTATCAACGCGCTCTGGTGTGTACAGACGGCGTAGACCTTCTGCCCATTCCTTTGCAGATGCATCGCCAACTTTTCTACCAGCAGCGCCAGCGCCTGCAGCAGTCTTAAGGGCTTTAGTCATACCCATCTTTTTGATTTCATCAATTGTCTTTTGAGAAACCTTAATATTCTTGTTCCACTTTGATTTATCAATTGCCATATGTTTTCCTTTAGTCTCCGATTGCTTTCATGACTTCGCCTACACCCTTAGTGACTTTATCTGCTCTAATCATCTTCTCAGCGTTATAGGCTTTACCAAGAGTTTCGCTAGCCTTATAGGCTGCTTCAACTTGTACTGGATGCGTTCCATTAGGTTGAATTCCGTCTGCTCTTGCTTGACGGTAAAATGCTAATCTATCATTCCAAGATTTGTCTGATACATCACGACTAGCATCTCCAGTATTAAGTTGTAACCCTTTTGCCTTACAACCAAAACATGGGTCATAATCGCAAGTGGCGTGGTCTATTGAGATTTTCTCTTCTTCTCTGAACGGTGTGTCAGATTCAAGACCGCAAAGAACGCAGTCCCATAAAGAAGCAATAAAATCATGCTCTTCATTGAAACCCCATTCTTTAACTCTACTAATATGTGAGCATTTAGATTGCTCTGAAATTTGCTTCTGTGACATCATCTACCCCTGCAATTAATGCGTCTTTTGTTTCTTCTGTTACTTCATGCTCATGTCCACCGAGCCAGTATTCGTCCGCATCTTCTAGTTCATCATGATTAAACCAGCGTCCGATGTAGTAATCTTCGCCATAACGAGCGATAGTTAAACCACGTTTAAGTTTATAGAAGTAGAACAAGCGATGCTGTCCGCTAGGACCTTCTTCTACAACTGGTGTAGTAAAGATATAGTTTGCCATTGTTCTCCTTAGTGAACTTACCCTTAAGTAGGGATATTGCTACCCCTACCCAAGTGTCAATCAACTAAGCGATTGATGAACCTGACTCAATGCGGTATAGAGCTTCTTCACGATAACGTGCAAAGCCTAGTACGCCGTACCATCCGATTGGACGGAAGCGGTTCAACTTATCGGTAACTGGACCGATAACTGTGTGTGGCTCTTCTGCCACTGCTTCTGCAAGCGCTTGCTTACCGCAAACGATTGTGCGGTATACACGAGCAGATGAAGCACCGTCTGTAGCGTTGTATAGACGTGGTGATTCAACAAAGAATGCACCCTTGTAACGTCCAACTTCGCCTGCCCAGATGCGGTCCTGTGAAACGCCGTAAGCGTTAGGGATTACCCAGCCTGCAGAACCTGATTCTAGCATTAGGTCGTGTGCAACTTCTGGGTGAATACCAGCCCAGAATTCTGAACCACGACGGCCAGATGCCTTGTTCTTGCGAAGCTTTGCAACTGCCTTAGCAATGTTTGCTGTTGACAATGTTGCTGCTGCTGTGATTGTAGCAGTTGATGTTGCTGTTGAACCTGAGTAGATTACGTTTGAACCACCGCGAAGAGTTGTCATCGCTAGTTCGTCAATTGAGTCTGCCTGGTTGCGAGCCATCAATGTTACGATATCTGGGTCAATGTCAGTTAGTGAGAAAAGCTTCAACGCACGTGTGTTAGTTGTTGCATTTCCGAATTCCTGCATTGTGATTGTTACAGAAGTTGGAGTACCAACTGTTACGCCATCAATGTCTGATGTTTCTGTAAGTGCTGTGGTAGCAAGAGATAAATCTGCATGCTTTTGTAGAACAACTACGTTACCGTTGTTGGTCTTTGCTACTGGGCGCTTGTCTGCAACTGCACGAATAAGAGGTTCGTCGCGTAAAGCAAACTCAATCATCTTGTCGTATGCTTTTTGTACAAGACCTGCGCTACCAGCGGTTCCACCTAAAGACGCGGAGTCTGTTGAGGTATAATTTGTAGCCAAGTTGTCACCTCCAAGTGACTAGATACTATGATTTTATTGTGAGTACAAGATGCGCTCAAGTTCTTCTTGACTTGAAGCGTTAGCGATTCGCATCTCTAAGTCTTGTCCTCGGTCAGGTGTTATTGCACCTTGTGTGAGAGAATCCTGATTGCGCAATTCTTGTCGGTCCTCATCACTAATTCTAGATGCTTCCCTGCTTGGCTCGTATCCGAAATCTTCGCCATTCTCAATAAGCCAATTCTTAACAGAATCTGCGCTTACATCTGAATCTAAATCTTTCAGAATATACTTTGCTAAACTAGGTTTCACACCTTCTTGTTCTAGGATTTCTTTGACTGTGCGTTCTACGGTCTGCTTCTTAAAGCCACCAAGTTCTGCTTCGAGTTCCTTGATACGTTTTTCTTTTGCTCGGTCTGCTTTCCGCAACTTCTTTATCAAGTCGTTTCCAGTAGGTTCCTGCTGTTCGACTTCTGTATCAAAGTCGTCTTCTTCGTCATCCCAGTAATTGTTGCTCATAGCAACCATCCACCCTTCTATTCGTTGTTAGTCGCAAGCCACAGTTGCTATTCGGGGAAATAGGCTGGCTCTTGCTCTCGGTCTTTTACGCTGGCGGGGCCGATAGGTCCGCTCAGGATACTAAAATAGACCTGCGCTGCCTCGTTCTCGAGACGCTAGTCTTCCAGACGAACCAGAGAATTTTGCAATTTCTCCTTGTCTGATTTTTTCAAGTTTGGCTAATGCTGCCGCATCTTGCTTAAATGTTGCACCAATTGTTTCTTGTTGCGTTAAGTCGATACCTTGAGTTTGACCCAAGAATCTTCCACGCTCAAGTTGCTTAACTTGCTGGAAGCCTGAAAGCGCACCAGCATAGTCAGTTCCAAGTAGTGCTAAATCGCTAGCAGTTGGTAGGTCAACTGTAATTCCTTGAGACTTTGCAGCAGACAGAACGCTAATTCCCTTAACCTTCTTGTCAAGTTCTGCCCAACCTTCTTTGCCAGTTAGCAGTGCTTTAGCAAGAGAAGTTCTATCTACTCCAGGGAAATAAGTTTGTAAATCTGTCTTAAGCGCTTCTGGCGCATTATCGATAGCATTAAATACGGTATCAATCAAGTTAGTAACTTCTAGTAGGGACTTACCTTTGCCTAGGATATCGCCTAAGAAATCTTGCTTTGCTAAATCGCCTAAACCAACATTACGAAGTACATCGCCCATTGCTTCTTCTGTCTTGAAGTATTCAGCAATAGTTGGTACAGATACTGCCTCGCCTGCTGCCAAGCGGTCCTGTAGGGCATAGATGCCCTTAAAGCGGTCAGTAAAAGGCTTTAGCGCAGGATTATTACGTATATCCTGCAGCGCTAGATTAAATGATTCATCAACACTAGAGCCTGTATTATAAAAACCAGATACAGATTTATATAATGCATCTACCCAAGATTGGGACATTTCCTTAGCGCCAAAGAATAGCGCAAGAGTATTCTTAAATGTATTGAGTGCTAGTGTCTGTCCACCTTCGGTGGTTTGACCAGTAGCGCCAGGATTAACTGTAGTATTTGTCCAACCTTTTAGGTTATCCCACACCCATGAACCAGCGCCTGTTGGCTTTGGTGGCATTTCCCATTTACCTGTTGTGGCG